CCTGTTAAGGCGATTCCTGTGGAATTCTGTTTAATCATCTTTTAAATCCTCTCCTTCAAACATACCTGCCATATCGTTCATATCTCTCAATTCATCTTTTATATCAGGACTAATAGGTTTATGTACTTTATGTTTCTTTTGTATCAAATCTGTATAATCTATCTTCGCTGATTGTGAACCATCTTTTAAAGTTTTTAAATCAACAAGTTTATCTGCCAATACTTGTGCAGGGTGTTTTATGTCAAAATCTCTATAAATTAAACCACGCATTACATCTACAAGTACAGCCAAATCTTTAGTAAAACTATCTTTATTTGTTTTGATTGCCAAGTTATAAAATTTTCTTAACAAATCAATACTAATATCATCTACTGTTGTTTCTACAAATTGTCTTGTTTGCTCTTGTTCTAACTTCTTTGCAAACTTGTCATCTTTTTGTGGACCAGTTGTTGACTTCTCCACAATTCTATTTGTAGGAAATAGTATGATATTACCTTTTTTAGTCACTAATGATTTCACCTTTAAAGTTTACCTTTCCTTGATCTGCAAAGTATTCAACTAATTGATTATAACCACCAACTAACTTACCATCAATTTTAATTTGTGGCATAGTTCTCACAGGTTTACCAATGTCTTCTAACATTGCTTGTGGACTATCAAACTCTTCCATTTTCTTTTCTGTGTATTCAAGGCCAAGATTTTTAAGTATATGTTTGGCCTTGGTACAAAATGTACAGTTTTCTTTACTATAAATTATTATTTCCATCTTCTTTACCTATTAAGTTATCGTAAGCGATTTGTGCTTTTTCTTTTACATTGTAAGCGTCAACTGCTTCGGCAATTGTAAAGTTATACATCTTATTGTACTCACCCATTGGTAATCTTAAACCAATCCACGCTCTATAATAACCTTGTTTAGTTATTGTTACATCTTTAGCAAAGATTTCATAACCTCTTACAGGTGTTTCTTTAATTAAGTTTACAATTGTTAACTCAACTTCAGTCACTGTACTTTTGTTATGAGTTTTACCCAATTCTGTAATGAATTGTTTAGATGATTTATTCATTTCACCTTTAATAATGTCAGCCATTTCTGCTTTAGCAATCATCATACCTTTTTCTATCGCTAGAGATAGGTCTGGCGATACCGAAGTACCAACACCAAAGATACACATTCTATCTTTGTCTTTACCAAAAGTAGGCGTATCACACGCTTTCTTTTCAGAAAAGTCATTCATATACCACTTTGGTACTTGATTTAATACTTTTCCCTTTTCACTTTTCATCTTATAAGTTGCAGAACAATTAGCCACTAAAAGACCTGCCACTACAACTGTTACTAGTTTTATCACTTTATTCATAATTATTTAACCTCACTTTGAATAGTATATACTATTTCTTGTAATTTGTCAAGTCCAAAAGCAATATGATCTAAAAACTCAGCCCCTGACATACCTGTCACAATTACTAGTATAAGTGCGAGTATGATTATATTTCGAATCATTGTACCTCCCATTCACCATTGTTTTTTAAACACGTTTTACCATATGATTTAAAAACGTGATTTGGTCGACTATAATATCGACAGTATTCTGGCGCACTAACATCTCTGTAATAAAACTCCGCAAACAACTCCCAATAACCTGGAGTTTCTGGACCTCTTTTACCATCAGCGCATTCCAAAATTTCTTCTTTTGTGATTGTATCATCTTTTTGTTTCATCACAATTTTAACATAACAATATTGTCCATTGACTTCGTGTGGTTCTATTGTCTTTACTTTTGAATATAGTATCTTTTCACCAGAGAATGCAACACTTAATAAACCTGGCACTAAAAGTAATACTAAAAATATTAAAAACAAAACTCTTTTTTTATTCATACTAACCTTTATACTCTACCCATTGTCCATCTGGCATTTGACACGCAGTACCAAATATTGTATTTCTATTAACACCACCAATACCTACTAATGGCCAGTTATTTGTTATATCAACAGTGGCACTATAATCTTTACATTTAATAGGACCTCTTAAATAAGAGCTCGTTGTATGTATGATACCACTATTTTTAGTTTTAGAATTGTACCAATTTGTGTATGAAGACCCTATTGGTCCTGTATTTAAGTGATCTACAAATACAGCATTGTGTACATCATAATCAGATTGATACATAATATCTGCGCCAACAAACGCACCTGTCATTGCACAAGTTGCAATCGCATATGGATTTTCAATACCCATCGCCACACAAGAACCTGTAGTTGTGGTTGCACCAGCAACTGCACCTATTTGTGATCGGTTCGCAGTACAGTTTGTTAGTATCAAACTAATTAAAACTAATAGTATTGTTCTCATTCACACCTAACTTTTTTAATGTATCTTCTATTTCGTACAGTTCATCTTCTAATGATTGTACATTTTTAAACTCTAATTCTTCGTTAATTTCTTCTTTTCTATCTTTTAAGTTTTTAATTGTTAGTTCTTTATCACTCATATACCCTCATCTAAAAATTTGTCTGTGAAGTCTTTTGGTAAACCATTATCATCATAGACACGTTCATATTTACTTTTATCATTTGCAACCAACTTACATTGCATTTGTATATCGGCAATTAAATTATCTATTTCTATATCTCTTTCTGGTGTTTTAGGATTGTTGTATTTCAGATCATAAAGTTTATCACTTTGAATTTTAATACCATCAATCTTTTTACATAAATCAGCAATCCTGTGTAACATTATTGTACTCCAAATAAAGATTTTAATTTATTCCAATTATTTTTATTTTGTTCTTTACCCTTTTCCCAATTAACTTTTTGGTACTCTTTTATATCGTTCCATTCTTTAACAATATAGTTTTTTACTTTTGTTTCTACAGTTTCTTCTGACTTCGCCATAGTCATAGTCAATAAAACCATAATTGTGATTAGCATCATTGTTCTCATACTATATTTTCCTTCCCATAGTTTTAAAGTCCTTGGCATCAACAACCATATAAGGACCTTTGTTATATGCCACACTAATTGTTTTACCAGCGGGTAGTTGTGTAGCATAAACTCTTTTTGCTGTACTACCGCCAATTCTGTCACTAGTCGGAAGAGATGGTCGACATTTTAAATCTGGCATATCATAACCCTCAAAGGTATTATTGACTTTACCAGTATCAATATCAATGTCAACACCTAAAGACCGAATATACTTGTAATGGTCTTTTCTCATCTTTTCTAACTTTTCTTTTTTAGTCATTATTGTACTGTATCTGAATCTTGTACTTTTTTATTCATATAGATTTTTTTACCATCTGTTAAGTCATAGTATTCAGCTTCTTCTTCTGCCTTTTTCTCAGCGTATGTCATACCGAACACTTTTTTGTAAAAATAATCTCTCGGACTTTTGTCTTGGTAAGCGAGAATAAGATTATCAAAGTTAATATCTAAAAATTCATAGATTGCGGGTTTACTCTTTTTCAAATCTCTGTGTTCTTTTAGAAATTGAATACGATTCGAATAAGTATTTTTACTCACTTTCAAATCTTTATTCTTTGCGATTTCAAACTCTTTGAATAAGTTTTCTTTATCGTATCTAAATGATGTCATAATTGTAGTCCTCCGTTTTTGTTGTTAATAATGTCTTTATTCTATCAGGTATTGATTTAATTGTCAACCCTTTAAAAATCGTTGATTTTATTGATTTTTGTGCCGCTGAGCGACCGCTGGATTGGCAATTCATACTTGATTCGATACTCACTATACCCCTATTTTTCACTATTTTACAACTCATAGTTGTTATACTCCTAAAGCCGTTATTATATCTTTTTCACTAGTAGGTAATGGTTTACCACTCTGTAACCAATCCACCATTTGCTCAAAATAAAATGCTTCGTCTTCTTTACCACTATCGTTTAGGATCATCGCAGCTGTCTTAAAAAACTTATAGACTTGCATATCACCATTTCTATCTAACGGTTTTTGTAACTTACCTGGTCTTTGATTGCTCATTTTTAAATATACTCCTATCATTAATACCTGTTGACATTTCACCTAAACTATCATCTCTACAAGCATAGATCAATACCTTTTTACCCATACGATATAATTCTTTCCATTTTCTAATAGCATCTCTATATGTTTTAAAATAATGTCTAGTCCAATCTGATCGACCAGCATATTCATTTACCTTAAAATATTCTATCTTTTCTAAAACATATTCCTCTCTGCTGTTTCTTAATGCGTTAGGTCCAAAAGGCATTACTTTTCGTCCTCTATTCCATAAGTTACTTTTACAGTATCATCTAATTCACCGTGATTTATTGGACCTACTGTAAATGATGAAACAACTGAACCTGTATTTACTTCATCTAAAAAACTTGTGTCAATCTTTTCTGACTCTTGTCTTAAATAATCTTCAACAGCTTTAATATCACTTTCATACTCAGCAATCTTTGTGTCAATTAGTTTCATAGTTTTATTATCTGTATTTTCACCTAATGATTTTTTGATCTCTTTTAAATCTTCAAGTGGTCTTAATAAATCGTGCATTACTTACCTTTCTTAAAAAAGTTTTGTATATCTCTAATTAAAGAACCAAATACTAAACTTAAATATAACATTATTTCGCCTGCATATACAAATGCTATAGCAAACATCAACATAATTAAAATTAATAATAACATTTCCATATTACTTACCTCTTGCTAAATCTGCTTCTAATTGTATCATTGTATCAACCACATCTGGCATTACTTCATCAGCGTATTGATCTAACTCTACATCGCCATCTTCTTCAGCGTGTTCATCATCAGTGTAAAGAACCTTACCAATGTATTCTGTATTACCACTTTCTGTATAATTAGCGTCTACCATATAAGTTTCAACACCATCTTTTGTTTCTGTTATTTCGTGGTTGATTTGTGAGTGATCTATACCACATTCACCAAATAACTTATCAGCTTCGTCTTTATCTTTTGCTAATACTTCTTGTTCTATAACAAGATTGTAATATGTTTTCTTTCTGTACAGATTTTTATTAACGTCTTTATCTGTAAAAATGACATTTGTATCAACAGTCATAGTGTCCTCCTTTGTTACTGTTTATCTTCACTACTCATTAATAAAACGATATAGTGAATTGCTTTTAATAAATCTTTTCTATTCTTACCGTCTTTTTTTCCATATCTACATAGATACTTAATCGCATTTGCTTGACAGAAATCTTTATCAATATCAAGTTGTCTTAACATATCTTGTACTTGGAAACCATCTTCTGTTGTAGAATAATGTTGACCATAAGTTTTACCAATATATTCTTTTACTTCATCTAATATTTTGTCTTCTTTATATTTCATTATTGTAAACCTCTTTCATTATAAACTGGTACGTGTTTTTTTGTTTTTTTCAAATCAAAATCTTTTCTTAAAGATTGTCTATCCCATTTCTGACCATAGTCATTGAATAGGTTTTTGTTACCAGCTGCTACATCT